GTGTTGCATTTATGTCACGCTTTTCCTATTGACATGATTCGCGGCTTTTGTTACGTATATACAATCGCTATGCGATAGCATAGGCGCGAAGCGCCGCATATGTTATACATAGCATATACAATACAACGCAGCACAACATAGCACAGCAAACACAACAACACAGGAGTATAACACAATGTCATTCGGCGCACCTGGGGTATCTGGTTATAGTCCATTCTTTGATCCCACACTTGCGCGCCCTGGTAATGGTGCAGAAGTGAATTACAATGCAATGCCGCGTTATGGTCGTGCTAGTTCTGAAATGTGCATCTCTACGCTACTTGCGAAAGGCGGCTTTCGTGGTGTGCGCCGTGTTATGCGCGCATTGATGGGTGTTGCACCTGGTGCTGCTGCTGCTGAGTCCTATACTCGTGTAGGTACTGTACAGCAAGAAAGCATTACTGGCATTGGTCCTGGTGGTTTGCGTACTATGGAAACATATGCTGCTAACAGCGGTGTTACTACTGCTGCACAAGAAACATACATCGAGAACCTGATTGTTGATGCGCGCTACAATCAAAACCCGTCAAGCTATCCTGCTGATCTTAGCGGTGTTGGCGGCGGTGGGAAGTTAGGTGTATAATGCCACAAGGACGCTTCAATGAATACTCACCGCAAGAGCAAGCTGCTCTTGCGCGTGACATGCTTGCTAAAGCAGGCAGACCTATTACAGCGAACAATCTGAACGCGGCAATGCTTGCATTGATGCGTAATGAAGAGTTGCCATCTAATAATATGGATGCAGCTATTGAACGCACAATGCAACCACGTAGGCAGCCCGCACGACAACCAGCGCAGCAGCCAACAGCACCACGTGACGTGCGTATGCTCAATCAAGATGTTGATGCAGAAGCAGCACTTGCTGATGGCGATCCTAATGCTGATGGCAATCGTTCTATGCGTGATGTGCGTGAAGCTGGTGCTGTTCCTGTAGAACCGCGGCAAGAACCTGATCTTGCTGCGGAGTTTCCTGGCGGTGGTGGTAGTCATTCTAATGTTGGTGGTAATACTACGCTGATGCAAGCAATCGAGCGTATGCTATTCAGGCAGCGTTCAGAACGTAATGCAGCACGCACACGTGATGAACGTGCGGCAGGTAACAATAACAAAGAACGCAGAGAGCGTATTGAACGTGTACCAGCTGGTACCATTCGCTTGCCATTTTCTCGTGGCAATCGTCGTGACACAATGCGTGATGAACAATAGTCATGCGTTTGCCTGATCCTAACGCACCGCTTCTAATAGGTGATGGCGTAGCGGTTATGCCTGCTACGCCATTCTCACGTATTGAAGTACCTAGTAATTCAAAAGCACAGCGTTTGGTTGCGTCAACAAAGCGCAAATTGGCAGACTTGCCCGCAATACCTGAGCATTTGAATACCTTCGCTGTGCTATTAGTATATACTGCTAGTGGTCTTAGTGATAATGAGATTTCTGTTACACTAGGCATGACGCCTGCACAGCTAATTAAACTGCGTGAGCATCGCGCATACAAGCAGCTCGAACAGCATATGATAGAAGCAGTTGCTGCACAATCTAAAACAGCCGTTGCTGCTATTCTAGCTGAGAAAGAAATAAAAGCTGCGAACACACTTGGTGACTTGCTAGATAGTGAGGATCATCGTGTTGCACTGCAAGCAGCTAATAGTGTGCTAGATCGTCGTGGCCATACAGCAAAGCAACCAGTTGATCCTGCGCAGGAAATGCGCGCAACATTCCGCATTGAAGTCGTTGATAAACGGCAAGATGCAATTCCAGTAATCGAGATGGAGAGTGATGATGGCAATAGTACCTGATTTAGCTAACCCACATGGTGTTGTTGATCCAACACTTGCAGGCATTAACCGAACAGTTAGCAGCGGCCCCATTGGTTCATTGACACCGCTATTTGTTGGTGAACGTGTGCGCAATAGCACAGACAATTCTAGGTATATTGCAGTTGGTTTGACCAGCGCAGATTGGCAGCTTGCTACTGTGACTGACGCTGCTCTAGCTTTGTGAGGCATAACAATGACAAACTTTACAAGAACCACACTGCATTCAAAAGCAGAATTGATTACGTGGGCTTCTATGCCACAAAACACTGATGGACAACCATTTGAAGATTTCTTCGGTGATCGAAGTATTCAAGTAGCTGGCACATTTGCTGGCGCATCTGTGACAATTACAGGCAGTAATGATGGTGTGAATTACCAAACACTCACAGACCCGTTAGGTAATCCGCTTGTCATTGGTGCGCCAGATATTGTGCAGGTGCTAGAAACTGTACGTTACACACGTCCAGAAGTAGGTCCAGGTGCAGGTGCAAATCTTACCGTGTCTATGTTCATTAGGAGGCCATGATGAACACTGCTGAAAACCGCAAGATTGTGAAAGCAATGCTTGCGCCGTATCATATGCTAAAACAAATTGAAGAAGTGTTGAAAGCCGCTGATGTAGCTGAACGCACAATTCCTGAATTGCAAAAACAGATTGCTGCACTACATGCTGATGTTGCACAGCAAACTGCTGTACGCGATCAGCACGTTGAACAGTGCAAAGCTGCTATGGCTTTGCACGAGAAAAATGTTAATGAACACGCAGCAAAATGCAGCAAGGAGATTGAAGAAGCTGCGCAAAAAGCGCGCAATGCATTGACAAAAATTGCTGAACAAAATGCAGCTGATTTAGAAAGCCAACGTGCAACACATAATGTTGCTAAGAAACGTCTTACAGACGAAATAGCTAAACTAACAAAAACCTTTGATGAACGTGTGCAAGCAGTAAATGCACTAGAAGAGCGCTACAAAGCTGCGCAAGATGCGCTTAATGCAATCCGTGAAAAGGTTGTTGCCTAGTGCCAGCGTTTGTATCAGATCATGTGCTGGACAATGGCATCGCTGCGTTAGTAGCTGATGTTACGCATCTCTATGTTTGTTCAGCACAGCCTGCTACATACAATGAAGCAGTTAGTACTTATGCATTAGGCAACAAAGTTGCGCCAAGTATTACTGGTCCGTCTGATGGAAGTGTGTCAGGGCGTCGTGCAGAGATTGCAGCAATTACAGATGGAGACATTACATCAGCAGGTGATGCAACACACTTTGCACTTGTTGATGCACTTAATAATCGACTACTTGTTGCGCAAGCGTTGTCATCTTTGTTATCTGTAACACTTGGAACATTTACACTAACTGGATTTAGTGTAACTATTCCTGATGCTTCATAGAGGTTGACATGGCAATCACGTCACGCGATGAATTAGTGGAAGCACTTGGTGCTAATTCACAGCCATTTTTTGCAGATAAAGTGAGCATTGGCACAACCGCCGCTGGTCAACAATTTTCATATTGGTTAGCAACGGGCGTCCCTTCTGCTGGACTAATTCCGACTGTTGCTGCCGTATGTAATGCTACCTTTCAAGGACGTATTGGACCAATAACTAACGCACCTTCTGGCAGCAAAAATTATCTGTTACAGGCAACATTGATTGCTAATCAAGCAGGTAACACGATTGAAATACATGATCGCTTGGCGCATATGGGTGGATTAAGTATGGTATCTACGGTAGCACAAACTGTTAATCTTGATCTTAATGTACTTAGTGTAAGTGCTGATCGCTTAGGTGCCGCAGATTATTCTGACATTGAATGGTGGCTTGAGATATTTGTTGCGGGGGGTGCTACCGCTGTTAATGCGACTGTTAATGTTACATTCAATGATGGCACAAGTAATAACCTGACTACGTTTAATTTAGGCGCTACACCACGCTTAGGACGTATGTACCCTCTGCACACCCAGCGACAAGCGGCTGATGCAAACAAGTTTATTCGTGATGTAAATAGCGTGACACTTAACGCTACTACAGGCACCGCAGGTAACATGGGATTTTGTTGCACAAGACGTAGAAGCATTGCTGTTAGTTTTGTAGCGAATGTAGGTACTGTGCATGATTGGGCGCAGCTTGGTGCGCCAAAAATCGAAAATGATGCTTGCTTACAGCTTATTGCATACACAGTCACCACTACAGGACCAATTATACGTATTGCAGGACGTATTGGATATAACTAATGCCCGCAGTTAAGTTTCCACAAATTGATGCACCACAAATTAGTGGTGGTGCTGAGTTCTGGTTAAGTGAAGTATCTGATCCATCATGGTTAGATTACTTCGATACTGGTGTAATACCCACTTATGACTTGCTTGCACAAGATGTGTTGTTAGGTACACCAACAATAACATCTGCTAGTATTAGTCTCAGTGTTGAAAGTGAATACATCATTGTAATGCGCAGACGCAGGAGGTAACAATGGATAGCATTAGTGAAGAACATCTTAAAGGTGTTCATCCTGATCTAGTTAAGGTAATGCGTGAGGCTCGTAAGCGTGTAGCTTTTCGTGTATATGAAGGGCTGCGCACTATTGAAGAGCAACGTGCATTCTTTCAACGTGGTGCAACAAAGATTGATCCTGACAATCCTAAGCATCCTAAAGGCAGGCATCTAACAGGACATGCGGTAGATATTATACCGCTTGTGAATGGTAAAGGGCGGTTTGACTGGCCCTTGTACCATAAAGTAGCACCAGTGATTAAGCAAGTAGCGCAAGAGCTTGGTGTTGCTATTGTGTGGGGCGGTGATTGGAAGAAGTTTCCAGACGGTCCACATTTTGAGTTAGACAGAAACACATATCCATAGGAGAACAGAACAATGTGGACAGCTATTGCAGGTGGTTTGTTTCGTACGTTTGGTGCAGTGCTTGCTGGATACCTTGTTGCTAAAGGCAATGTATCAGTCGGTGATGCAGAAGCATTGGTTGGTGCCGCAGGTGCGCTCGCTGTAGCCGGTGCATCTATTGCTGATAAAGTGAACCGTAAGAAATAGGAGAACACAAATGGCAAAGACAGGTTTGTACGCAAACATTCACGCTAAGAAGAAGCGCATTGCTGCTGGTTCTGGTGAGAAGATGCGTAAAGTTGGTGCTAAAGGCGCACCAACAAAGTCTGACTTCGTAGCATCTGCAAAGACTGCTAAGAAGAAGTAACAATGCGCAGCTACAAAGTCATATCGGGTGGTCATGCTGATCGCTTCCATCGCAGTCGTATGAAGATACGGCTGTTTGCTGGCGGCTTTGCTAATGGCAAAACGACTGGCCTTGTAGCTGAGACATTGAAGATTGCTGTTGACTATCCAGGTGCTGCTATACTTATGGCACGTGCTACTTATCCTAAACTAAATAGCACATTGCGTAGAGAGTTTATCAAGTGGTGTCCTGAAAGCTGGATTAAGTCATTTGATAAGTCACGTGAGAATACGTGCGTACTAAAGAATGGTACGATCATTGATTTCAGATACATTGATCAAAGCAAGGATGAAGATGGTGAAGGCACTAGCAACCTACTATCTGCTAACTATGATTTCATTGTCATTGATCAGATTGACGATGTGCAAATCTCGCATGAGGACTTTCTGAACCTGCTTGGTCGTTTGCGTGGCAGTGCGGAATATCAAGGCGATGATCCTACCATGCCACGTACAGGGCCTAGACAGATTATCATGTCATGCAATCCTACACTAGGTTGGCCGTATAAGCATCTAGTGAAGCCATTGTATGATCTGCGTGATAGTCGCTACAATCCTGATCTGATCTGTGAAGTGGATGATGATGGTAAGCCTGTGCTTGTTAATGGTAAGCCCATACCGCTTGTTGAATTGTTTGAAGCTAGTACATATGAGAATGCACAAAACCTTGAACGCGATTATATCAAGCTGCTAGAAGCTACGTATCGTGGCAAGATGCGTGATCGTTATCTGCTAGGCAAGTGGGTAGCGTTTGAAGGTGTGGTATATGACGAGTTTGATGATAACACACATATCATACCACAAGTGCGTATGGCTGAATACATAAACAATCTGCGGCAACAGGGTGTGTGGCTGACATTGATTGAAGGCTATGACTTTGGGCTTGCGTCACCTAGTTGCTATCTGCTTGGCTTGACTGATCCCGAAGGACATATACTCATACCTGATGGCTTCTATCAAGAGAACATGGGCATTAGACAACAAGCTAATGAAATGAAGAGGCTACGCGCATTCCATCATCCCGAAGCAGTATGGAGTGCGCACGATCTAACATTGATGCGCACGTATGCTGATCCTGCTATATTTAGAAAGACTAATGCAGGGCGTGACATGGTTGGGCCTAGTGTTGCGGAGATGTTTGCTGACGAAGGCATTATTATGTCACGCGGCAATAATAACATTATGAACGGTATTGTGAAGGTTAAGCAGTATCTAACACCGCAACACACATTGCTTAATCCGTTCACAGGTGCGTGGGGCAGTCCTAAGATATTCATCAGCGATAAGCTGACATGGTTTCGTGAAGAGATTGCATCATACAGATGGAAACGTAATCGCAAAGATGATGCGATTGACACACCAGTAGATGCGAAAAATCACGCTATGGATGCGCTGAAGTATATGGTATCAAGGCAAGCTACGCCTGCACAAGTGCGTGTACAACGCCCGCGTGTGCTGCCAGATAAGTTGCGTCGTTGGCATGAACAAGATGTGCAAGAAGCATCATCACGTGATCATAGATATAGGATGTAAAGCATGAGCGAGTCAAACATTCCCACTAACGTTAAGGCAATGCTTGATGAAGAAGCGCCTGTTCCTGAAGTAGTTGATCAGGGGCCGATGTATCAGATTGATCCTTCTAGTAAAGTTGCAGTGAGCAAGAATTACGGCAAGCTGTGGAAGAGCAGACTTGATGCTGCGCTAAGTGCGCGCAAGTTGCATGTAGACGGATGGGATGAAGCCATTCGTTACTACAACCATGATCAGCTATCACATCGCGTCAATCCGCAAGAGGGCCGTAGTGGTAATCGTTACTTTTCTGCGCG